TTGGTTTTTACTTACTCTAAATAATTCTTCAAAATAATCATCATTCGGCTTCATATCAATAGCATCCCATTTAGCTATATCAATACCATACGGAGGGTCAACAATTGCCAACTCAAAATACCCGTCTGGGTATCTCGCCATTAACTCCATATTATCTTCACAAGTAATCAAAATAGTTCTTGTTGTTTATTAATGCTATGTTTTAACAAATATAATACTTTTTTTTAATTAAAGTCTTTTAAATCTCGCCAATCTCTATATGAGTCTATTGTACTTTTATCTATAGTTGGTAACTTTGCATTTCCTGCTACACTAAAAAACCAATCACCTTGTTTACCATGTTTAACCATATAGTCCCAGCCTTTAGAGTCATAAGAGTCTTCGCAATCAAACGCGTCAGGTATTAAGTCAGATTTGCTATTAAATGGTTTATGGTAAGAATAAAAATTAGCTCTACCAAGCTCACCTTGTTGTATATTTCTAGCTACAGCAACAGCATTAAATTCAGTATCTGGCAAAGCTATTTGCATTGTTCTACTAAGAACACCGGTAGATATAACACTCCACATTGTCTTAGGCTTTTCTTTGTCTTTAAAATAATCATACATACATCTAATACCTCCAGCAATAACGTAAGGATGGTTTAACCCTAAAGGTACATAATAAGCACCTACCTTTTCAGCGTACTTCTTTGCTAAGCTATTAGCGTTAGGCATTGCTGCAATCCTTGCAAATAAAGGTTTAGCACCGAGCTCAATACATAAAGCTTGATGGTCACTAACTTCTTTTGACGAAGGCATAACTAATATCAAATCTAATCCATACTTTTTACACAACCAAGACAAAGAAATACCCGCGAATCCACGTCTAGGCTGCACATATACAATCTTTTTAACACCTTGTCTAACTAAGTCTTGTATAAAAAACTCACCACTTCTAGCTTTGTAACCAACCTCGCAAGACTCTGACTCATCTATCACATTAAAACCATCTACTTGCTTTACGTTAAAATCACCAAAAGAAGACTTAAAATCTTTAGTCAAATCTAGATAGTAATCTAAATTCATAAAACCCATAAGGTCATTATTTTGTCTATATGTCTGTTTGTTTAAAAACATTGTTGTAGTATTTTATTCCGTTATTAAATTCTATATGATGTTTACTTTGAAAGTTACCCATATATCTTACAAAGTCACAAGCAACATCTTCCATATCGTATTTCTTACTATAATTACCAGTTAAGTCACAAAGATACTCTAAGCAATCGTTTGTCATATCTAAGTTAGTACCAATACCTTTAGCTTTAGGAAATATCTGTTTTAAACATCTTTTAGCATTAGAGCCAATATATACTTTACTATCTCTTGATATTACATTTGGAAAATACTCAGCTAAGTCCATAGCAAAAGCACATAATACAAAGTTCTGTCTTTTATATCCTCTATCTATAAGCCATTTATTTCCTAAGTCTACTATTTGATAAATCTCTGGGTTCCATTTAAGGTTTTCAGTAATATGTGTAACTAACTCTAAAGCATCTTCTTTAATAAAAGCATTTAAGCCTTTAGGTATCATTGGTAGTAAGTAACCTTTATTATCGCTAAATTTTTTATCTGGTAAATCTTGTAACCATTGCTCTTTAGTATATCTACCATTTTTAATAGAGTCTACTATCCAAAAATTACCAAAGCCATGAGAGCCATAAGGCAAATCTCTTTTAGGTATGTAGTTAATACCAGAGCCGCAAAGTCTAAATAAATAAGATAAAAAAACAAAGTCAAAATTAGTAAGAGTAGTATCTACAAAATAAATACCATTTCCTTTAGGGTCATTGTCTTTATGTATTATAGCTTCAAGCAAACTACTAAAAGCTGCATACCTTCTATTTACAACATCATATATTGGTACATGCCAAATTAAGTCATCATTGATGTCTTCTTTAGTCCAATTGTAACCTTCGTAAAGCCTTTGTTGGTTTAACTTAGCTTTTTCATAATAATCTTTAAATTCTACTAACATATAAAAGTATCTTTGTTTAAGTAAGAGTCTGGTCTAACATGAACCGATTGTCTTGCTTCCATGTCGTCAAAACTTAAAGGGCTATCTAACCAAGGTTCTATAAATTTAAAATTATATACCTTAGAATGCTGACGCATATAATCGTTAAACAAATTGCGCATTTGCTCTCTTTGTTCTTGTGTACCAAAAAATGGTTTGTCTTTATATAAACCTGTACCAGGTATTTTCCTAGACTCATCTTCGATAGCTAATAAGCCTTGTATAAATACTTTACAACCAGTGTCTTTATTGTATTGATAAGCAAATTTCGCGTAGTCTTCACATAGTTTTTCTATAGCATTTATAGGACTACTTTGACGCATTACATGAAAACGTATGTCTATATTACCAAAGTACATATATAATTCTTTAAGGTTATCTTTGTCAAAATAACTATAAGGTTCTTTTAAAAACCCGTGTAATGTTTTACCGTCAATCCTTTTTATATTATATCCTTTTTTAAATATAGACAAAGAATGAGAGTCACCTAATATAAGTTTGTCACCTGTATCTGTATGTTTTAAGTGTACTTTTTTGTCTGGTACTTGAGTTATCTCTTTTCGTTTTAACAAACTATCAAACTCTACCTCTTCATTATATGATATTAGCTTACCTTTAAATATAGATAGTTCTTTTAATTTATCTATAGTAGCATCTTGTACACCGCCAAAAAAGTTCCATTGACCTTTCTTATAGTTAATACCATTATTGATGACTATATAATCATATTTTTTAATATCTTTAGCATCATTTACAAAATCAGGATATACTCCACATCTATCTTCTATAATACTAGCTAAGCAAAAAGTCCAACCAGCATTATGAGAGTTCAATCTTATTGGTATATTACCAATTATATTTAACATTCCTACTTTCATTATTTTCCGTTTTGATAGTTGTTTAACGCTCCTAAATAAGCTACAGCATCTAATAGGTTATCTTCTTTATGGTTGTAAGACTCTCTAGATAACTTTAAAGCTACCATACATAGATACATATCTCTTGCGGTAATATGTTTACCAGTAGTCGCTGTAGCAATAATAGCTGCTCTTTCCATACCTTTACTAAAAGGTCCATACATACGTTCTTTCTCTTCGGAACGTTGATTAATTATTTTGTCTGCTTCTTTAAGTATGTTCATTATTCGTAAGTTTCAAGTATTGTTGATTGTAAAGAGTCTAAAAGGTCTGAGTCAAATATATCAAATACACTTGTTTCGCCAACAAATATATCTTGTATGTTTACAGAAGGTGGTTCGCCTGGGCTACCAGATAAATCCGAGTGATACATAACCATTGGCTCACCAGGGTCATATTCGTAGTCTACTGAAAGCTCAGTATGGAAAATTTTAATTTCTATTGTTTTAATCATGTCTATTTATTTTGTTCAAATATATAAACATTTTATTAACTATAAAAATTATTTTTTATTTTTTTGGTATGTTGCAGAACAAATAGCTAAACGTTGGTCTGTGTTTTTATACTCTTTAATCATTATCGCATCACTCATACAGCGAGTCATAAAATCTTTTCTAGTTTCTTTTTTCTTTGGTTGTGGTATTGGCATTGTATTCAAATTTTAATTTTTCTAAATATATAGTAGCATCCATTAACTCTTCTTGCAAATGTATTAACCACTCAACAAAGCTAAGGTCGTTACGTTCCATTGTAGTTCCATATTTTTCTTTGCCTTTTTTAGCACGTAAATCATAAATTGTTTTTACGTTTTCTACAATTAAATCTTTATTTCTATTTTTCCAAGTATTATTGCTAACAAAACCACCAGCTTCTAACAACTCAAAGTATTCTTTTACATTATCACTCATCTCCTCTAATTTCTCTTAATTTTTCTATTGCTCTAATTTTATCAGCACGTTCTAAACTTAAACTTTGTCGTGCCATATCCTCTTCTTTTTCTAACATTCTTGCATACATATACATTTCATTAGCAGTATCAACAAGGTTCTTAGCTAGCTTGTATCTTTTTTCGTTGTTAGCTTTACCAGCACTTTCCATTATCTCTATAAGGTGTGTTGTTAAATAACTATAGTTTGCTAAAAATGTTTGTTTCTGTAATAGTGTCATAAATATTGTCTATAAATTTTTTCTAAATTAATAACTATTTCTTTAACACAGGTACTACAAGCTGACAATTTTTTTCTTTCGTTAAATACTCTATTGTAAATTTTTAGTAAATCTTTTTGATTTTTTGCTGTAATTATACTTGTCTTTCTGTCAAACCATTCTTGTAAATAATTAAACTCATGCTCTTCTAAGCAATTAGGTTTTTTATATGGTATTAACTTATTAAGCTTTTCTTTTCTTTCATCACACCCACAATCTTCTCCTACTAACCATTTAACAGCTTTTTTAATTCCTGTTGCTTCAGTGATTTTTTCAACAGTATCACCAGCTCCTACAGGACTAGCATTAAATTTTTCTTTCCACTCTTTGTAAGCCTTTGTTCTTTTGTCTCCTTTATATTCTTTCATAGTCTCCATTTAAATAATCATCGTAATCTTCTTTGAATTTATCTCTTATATCTTTTTTACATTTTTTTAATGTATTAAATATGCTAACCCAACTTATACCAGTTTCTTTAGCTATCTTTCTAATACTCATATCAGTGTCTCTATATAGTTTAAATAACTTTTGGTCGTACCAATGCCAATCTTCTATATAGTTGTCCATTAAATCACAAACTTTATTAAACGCCTCCTCTTGCTCAATATCATTTGAGTATTCTAATTGCACATTATCAAGACTAATTTTATTTACTTTATTTTTAGCGTTGTAAAATTGATAGTACAAACTTCTTAAAGTAAAAAATATATAACCCTTACTAACTTCACCATTTTTAATTATTTTATCAGGTGTAGTATATTTATGAATTGCTATATACATTTCTTGTACAATATCTTCAGCATAATCATACTCGCCAAATGAGTTAACTATTTTAACCCAGTCTTTATGATGTTTTGCTACAATAGAAAGCCAGTTGCTCATTAGAATTTTAATAGTTCTTTAACGTTAGTATTATTAGAATGTAATATGTCTACTCCAAGAAACTCAAAACCAACATTGTTTCTTACCATTCTTAGCCTAATAGGTTCGTCAATAGGTGTAGGTCTTCCACCTGTTTCTACTTCTTTTATTTTTCTTACATGAATATCTGAGTACATCCATTCGCTAGGGTGTTGCGTATATCTATGTATTGTAAATACATCATCTGCTCTATTACCCCATTTTCCTCCACCTTCTACATCAGCCATACTTGGTGGCATAGGTAAGCCAGCATAATCATGGTCTTTAGCATGTACTTTTCTAAGAGCGTCTGTTACAGCGTGAGTATTTAACCATATAGACACTTTGTTGTTCTTACAAAATAACCTAAACTCACTTGCTACTTCATAATCATATTCGTGAGAGTTTATACCTCTTAATAAATTTCTATCTTTATTTAAAGAATTGTAAGGGTCTATTAGTAGTCCTTCATAGTCAAAATCTTTTTTAATTTCTTTTGCTTCGTCTAAAAGTTTTTTATAGGTATAAGTATCTGATACGTCTATTATTTTAAAAAACTCATTAACCCAAGACAATGTATCTTCTATTTGTTTATCTGTCATTTTACTAATAGGTGAGCCTGACTTAAATTCTACTAATTTCCTTGCAATACTTTGTGGTGTATTTTCTGCTGAAAAGACTAGCCATTTAATTTTGTGCTTTATTGAGTACAAAAGCATTAAGTAAATAATAACGGTTGTCTTACCTACGTTTGCATGGCCAATAATTATATTAAAGTTGCCTTGCTTAAATCGTATATGTTCGTCTATTTCTGGTACATTTATAGTCAAGCCTTCTTTTATTCGGCCATACTTTATGTCTAATATACCTTCTTTTAAGTTGTTTATTTCTGCTAACATAAAAAAAAAGGGGAGTATTAACTCCCCGTGTAATTAAAAAGCTAAATCGTCAAAAGTGCTTTGTGTTTGTCTTTGCGGGTTTTGTTCTGAGTTTGTTACTTGGTCAACTCTTTCAGCATTAACTATTTTGCCATCATTCCAAACGACTTTACCATTACCAAAATAAACTCTATTAGCCTTAGCCTCACGCTCTTCTTTTGTTTGAGATATATATACACTAGCATTTTGCCCATATTGGTTTGTATCGTCGCCTATCGCGATAATAGCATTAAGATATTTACCATCTTTTATTTTTGTCTTATCAATCTTAGATAAGTCCAAACTTATATTCACTAATCCTGCCATAATTTAATTATTTAATAATTGTTCTTTAACTTTTTTACTTAATTTATACTTAGCTTGTATTGCTTGAATTTTACCACCATTTTTAATATACTCTATTGCTTTACTAAATTCCGGTGTATTTTCATTCAACCAATCTTTTTGTACTTCGCTTACTTGGTTTATAGTCGCATTACCGTCATCATCCTCAGCTTGTAATGCTAACAATGATTGTAATGTATAACGTCTATAATAAGTAATTGCGCTACCTAATTTTTGAGGGTCATTAATCTCTGGTAAAAACATAGTAGACTCTACGCTACCACCTTCGGTGTCTATAATAACACTTTTAACTTGACCGTCTTGTATAGGTTGTATTAATACCAATTCTTGCTTTTGCAATAAAGGCATTACTTGTCTTAATAAAGAGTTTATATCAAAATACTTAGAATTGTAAAACGGGTTCTTTGTATCTTTAGATATTGCTCCTATTTCCGCTTGAACTTTTAAAAGCTTACTATATATATTAGTTTCCATTTTCTAGTACTTCTAGTTGTGCTAATAAAAATTGATTTGTACCTGTAAGTCTTTCGACTTCTTGTTCTAAAGCTGCTATCCTAGCATTCTTTAGTCTTATTAAATCATCTGTATGTGTCATATAAAATTTATTTATGTAAATATATAAAAACTTTTTTAATAAAAAAAAACCGGTAAATATAAATCTACCAGCTTTTTAAACAGACACAAACAGAAATTACTCTAATAATTTTATTTTGTTTTTATAGTGTTCAATTTTGTCTAATAAATCAGAATTAGATAGTTTAACTATATTTTTAGATAAGTTTAAAAGCTCTTCAGCAATACCTTTTCCAAATTCATTATCTAAATTCAATCCAAATTTATATTGTTCTCCATATCTAAATACGTTACAAGCTGCACATTGTACTTGGCAATTGGTTTCATGCCACCTAGTTGCGTAATGTTTTCTCGACTGAAAATGTCCACACTGTAATTTTTTCCAATGGTCTTCTTTTCCACATGTAAAGCATTTTGTGACCCCTTGATAGTCTGTATTTCGTCGTCTAATATATTCACTAAATAAATTATCTAAACGTTTTACTAATTGACTTCTTGTAGGTTTTTTCTTTTTCACTTAACATTGGTTTATCAATAGCATATCTCCTAAATCTCTATCTAAATTTTTTATAGCTCTATAAATTATTCTAGATTTTTTCTTAGTTTCATTCCTATCAGTCTTAGTAGAGTCACTACCTAAATTAGTATACATTATAGCATCTAATTCTAATAGCCTATCTATTTTTTCTTTGTCTGATATTGTTTTGTAGTTTAAAATTTTATTAACCATGTAATCTGTCATTTGAGTAAATATAATAAATTAGAATAAAAAAGAAAAAAGAAAAAGGACAAAAAGAAAAAACAAAAAAAACCAAGTAAAAAAAATAAAAAATTTAATTACCTGATCCAACAGTCGTCCAACTTTATTAGGTTACTGAAGTTTAATAAGTACAAATGTACAAAATTATAGTTACACATTAAAAAAACTTATTAACTATTTATTTCTTAAATTTTTCCCAAGTCCTACCAACAAAATAAGCTCCATACACTGTTATCAATAAACTTTGAAAAATAGGTATGTACTCTTTTTGTATTGTGAAATTTGCTATATTACCATCTGTAAAAGCAAATAATGTAAACATAGTCGTAAGAAATATTAATACGATTGGTCTTATATTTTTAGATAAAAAAGAATCTGATTGCATATCAAACTTCCACCTTTCAGTTACTTGTTGTTGTGCATCTTTATCAGCTTTCTCAAGTAGCTCTTGAACCATTCTCTTGGCTTCTAAGCGCTCTTCATCTGTTGTGGTAAGGTTATCTATTATTTTGCCAATATCTTTAACTAGACCGCCTGTAATTAAGTTTAGTATCTTTTTCATTTATATGTCCAAATTACGCCCTGTGTCTTATCGAAGTCAATATCAGCATGTATAAAAGTCTTTGCTATCCCTATCCTGTTAAAGCCTACATCTAAAAGGCAGTTAATTAAATCAAATCTATCTTTACTATTTGTGCAATCTATGTCAACAGCTAAACCTTTTAAATGGCTGCTGTTTTCTTTACCACCTACCTCTTCATTGTGTTGTGGCGTTCTAAACCCACTATTTATGTGTATAGGTTTGTCAAACTTGTCCCTTACTTCGTCTAACATATCAAGTAGATTAGTGTCCATTAGTTGACCACTACCTTGTACATCAGGG